GTTGGAAACTCGCTTAGGTATTGTGTTGGTGAAAATGCAGGGTTAGTACTGAAATCATCATCGGCTGCCGTAATGTAAAGTTTTGAGTCCTCGTTGCCGAGTGCAGCTTTGATTTTATGCTCTGTGTATGCACCCATATTGACAATAGGTGTGCGTACTCGTTGTGAGTTAAGTGCGCTAGGTAGGATGATTTTACGAGCTGCCTCTACTGTAGGTGCAGCCTGCTCTGTGGCGTCAACGGCCTCAGGTGCGTTTTGATCGGGGGCTGTAGTCACAGCGGCCTCGCTTTCGGTTTCGGTTTCGGTGGTTGTTGTATTTATTACGGTGTTAGTAGTCGTAATTTTTGTACTAGTTGTTTCAGCTGCATCTAGTGGCATATCGCCCTCTTGCGCACTAATTTTTTGCACCGCAGCGCTACTAAAAGCCGCGCTCTCGACAAGTGACACTTCGCGTAAAGTGGCAGCGGTGACCAGGAGATAGTCCTTTTGGGGCTTTGATGCTGTAACTTCAACACCAACGGATAAGCCGTCCATAAGTTGTTCCTGGGCTAGCAAAATTGCATCTGATCCGCGTGATGATGCGCTCACTTTAAAGCTGGCATACAACCCGTCTTTAGCTGAGGTAATGCTTTGCATACGTCCTACGGGTTTTGAATTGTCATGAGACATCAAAAGTTTTACGCGGCTAGGTTCAGGTGCGCTAATTGAACCCTCAGCAAAAACTACCTTGCCAGCTGAGGTATATCCAATTTCGCCATAAGGTGCAATTTTGCCTGAGATAGTTCGGCGGTCACCGCTATCCACAGCTTCAATATTGCCACTAAACGTTAAGATTAACGGTTGCATTAGTTGCTACTCCTTCATTAAGGCCACTAGGGCTTAGCTGTTCCATACTCTGAGCTTGTTCTAAGTCAATTAAACCTAGATTTAACATCTTTTCAATTGCATCTAAACGCGCAGCTGTATCTGCACGTAAGAAAGTTTCATCTAAAGCAAAACGCACTACGTTACCGTGCGCTGTAATATCATCCATACTTAGGCGGTTTTCAATAGCACTAATAAACGGCTGCAAAGAATAAGCTACAAACTCTTTTCTACCGTCAAGGATATTTTGGTAAGTCATACTGTTATTCATATCCGCGCTTATGTAATAGGCAGGTACGTTCATTAAGCGAGCAACCTCAGTAGCTAAGTACTGGCTACTTTCGTTGTAGGTCATATCCTTAGGACTAAAGCCAACTTGTTGGTAATCTAAAGTGCTAGTAAGGTAGGCCGTTGATCGTGAGGTACGTGCAGCTTTCCACGCAGCTAGCAAACCGCTAATTTGTGCCTCAGGTAAATCAGCACCGCTATTTTTAATAAATCCTGTTGGCATTGGTGTTGCAGCTGCAACAGCTGCGGCCTTTTGTACGTCAATAGCTGCCTGTATTGTGCGTGCGCCTGTTTCTAATACGCCAGGTAACAAGCTTTGAAAAGTAACAAGCGAACCAATACCCGACATAGGGGCACGCTCACCGTTAATTGTGTAGTAGTCCACCTGCTCGCCGTACTGGTCAGTAGTAACTGTTACACGAGTGTTTGCAATCCATTCAAAACCACTAGGGCGCCCGTCATCCTGGTACACGCTAGAAACCCTAAGATAACCAACACCGTAAAATAGTAATGAGTCCACTAAATAAGCAATAGTTACGCTGCGCGGCTGGCGCATATCAAACTGATCAAGCCACAAAGGACTTTCTAATTTTGCACCTGTTGATTTTTTATATAACTCTAAATCTATACTAGATATAACGCCTGCAATTAAATTACGGCATCTAGCAACAGCTGGTACTTGCAAAGCTACGTAACGATCCATAAAAGGCACGCCGTTGCCAGCACCATAAAGGCCGCCATAACTGTAAACGCCAGCGCCATAACCCTGCGACATAACGGCAGGGGCAAGCTGTGCGGTAACATCTTTTTTAGTAATACCTAAAGTTTGCAACAATCCCATAACGTAATAATGGCGTAAAAGTCAACGACATACGGCCAAAAATCTATCGGCGTGTCTAAACGTGTATTTTTGCCTCAGCTACGGGTTGGGCCAGTATGTGAATAACCATAGCTAGGCCAATTGGAATATCAACAGGGCCAGCTGACTTACGGCGCACGATACGCCAGGCATCGCTTGTAATTTTGGCTGCACAGTTGGCCATTTGTTGCACGAGCAAATCTTGCCCGCTATGGCGCAGCCTGTCGTTTACTAGGCTGTCGTGAAAGTCCGAGCAAGCGGTATAAAAGCTTTGCCCTGATATATCGCGAGTTTGTACGCCTGCATTTTGTAGCCTTTGGGCAATACTGGCCGTTGTGTATTTGTCGTAGCAAACAAGCCGCGGGTAGTACAGATCAGCCCACTTTTTTATACTGGCAGCTATAGCAAGCTCATCAACAGCAACCTGTGAGCTGTAGGTATCTAACACAGCTACACCTATGCGCCCGTCAGGCAATATCTGACCCATAACTAAACTGGCATCTCGCCTACTAGGGCTAACGTCAAAACCAAACACAGTTAGCGGCCCAGGACTCATTTTTAGGTTTATGTCGCTGGCATCCTCAACAGAACCGTGGGGCCAGGGGCTTTGTAAGCTGTCAATCCATTGAGACAAACTTTCGGTGCGAAATTGCTCGGTGGTTTGAATTGTCAAAGCTTCCTCTAAAGCCGACTCCGTGATCAGTACGCCCATAGCTGGGTTGGCCTGTGCCCAGGCTTTGCGATCATCCAAAGCTGCAAACTGGGGCGCGCTGTACTCGTAATAACCCATTGAGGCAGGCGGGTGGCTTAACGCTCTTTCGCGTACCTCATTTAAAGTAATGCTAAAGGCATCACCCGCATTACTCGCGAGCAGGGTTTGGCTATTAGGTTTTGCACGCGTAATTGGCATAGCCGCTGCAAACGCGAGTTGGTCAACCTCTCGCAGCTCGTCAATAAACAAAAAATCAGCTGTAGCGCCGCGGGCTGAGTCTCTAGTAGCCGCGCGTACGTCTAAGCGAGCGCCTGACTTTAAAACTATGGCCTCGTTGCCGTTTGCATACCTGATACTTTTTAATTGCTTTTTTAACTCAGGGCTATCCTCAATTGCATTAGCCACCTCACGAAAAGTAGTTAGGGCCATAGATCGGGCCGAGCTAATTACCACGTGGTTACGCTCATTAAACAGAAACAGGCCCGCCAGGATACGCATACGCGCCAGGTGCGTTTTGCCGTTTTGTCTCGCACAAATTACAAGGTTTGTTTTGCGCACAAACTGTTTGTTTTTGTCAACGGTCAACATATCGTTTAAAACAAAGCGCTGCCACGGTAGCAAGGGCAGGCCAATATCCTCAGCTAGTTGTGCAACCTCATCGCCGCGGCTAGGGCCTTTTAAAAACTTGTTGTGAAGCCGTGGTTCTACCGCCCCAGTTACGGGCCGTTTGGGTTTTGCCGTCATTACTCTAAGCCCTGAGCGGGTTGGCCCAAACAGGGGCCTTGCTGGGTCGTTACGGCCGTTTTTGGGGATAAACAGGACGAAAAGACAGGGGGGGTGTCCTTAGTGGCTAAAAAAACGCCCTGTGACTTCTTACCCTTAGATAGGTTGCAGCGCTTACAGCTAGGCACAAGGTTATCTAAACTCATTGGATCACCACCGCTTGCTATAGGTATGACGTGGTCAACCTGGCTTGCCTCACCACCACAGTAGTAACACACCCAACCACCTGCATTAAGCACCTGCAAACGCCTAGCCTTGTAACGCCTTTGGTCGCGTGGGTCTTTGGCTCGCATCAGTAATGCCCTACTTTCTTGTGTCTGTCTAACGCCTTGCATACATCACCCTTGTATAGCTTGTGATGATTTATATATTTTAATCCTAAATCTATTTGCTTATAAGGGTTAGTCTCTTTCATCTTTAGTAGCTGAGGTATGCCAAAGGCGCTGCTCTTAGAGTTGTTGGCTGTTGGTGTCCAGTTACTCTCTAATCTCCACAAAGTAACCAGGCATCTATATTGCTTATCATCACCTAGCTTCATGTGAGCATAGAGTTTATATAGCTCTTTGTTTGGATCATTTGCTATTGCTGGCGTAATCCCTATTACACAATACAGCCCCACAAGCACCAAACATCGCCTGCGAGCTATACGCCTAAGCGGCTCGCCAGCGAGTTGTGATGCTAGCGTAGGTGTCAACCTACTGATGAGTATGTGGATAAGTTGAACGTATCGCCTGCGTGTCATCCACAGGTTTTGGCCGTCTGTGGATAACTTGTGTGGATAATTCATTGGTGACCCCAACCAGTACCTTTAAAGCTAATACCTGGCGCGTGATATACCTGGCGCATATAGCTACCACAACAAAGCGGCGCAGCGTTAGAGGTTATTGGCTGCTCTAGCTCATAACGTATATTGCAGCTGATGCACTCATACTCATACATCGGCATCAAAGGCCACCACCAAACACACGCTCATACACCCGCATAGCGTGCATTGTAAGGTTTTTACGTTAGGCGGCAGATTATCGCTAACTATGCGGTCAATCTGATTAGTTAGTTTCTTGCATTTTCTGCACTCAAACTTAATTAGCTCCATACGTTTGCCCCTTAATTAAAGTTAACTGTGTCATTGGTTTTAGGTCAGCACGCGGTACCAGGTAACTATCACCACGTATTAGCTCTGACCTGTAGCCCTCTTGTTTAGCTTGCTGTACCTCAAACCAGCCCATTACTACATAAACAGGCATACGGCCTATTACCAATATGGCTACGTCACCGTCTCGGTCTATGCTGGCTATAATCAGGTTGCCATTACGCTTGTAGGTGTGTTTTACCTCTACGTTGTCGGCTATGTCAGCCTTATCCTTGTACGTGCCGTTTTGTGGCTCATAGTCGGTTATGCCTAGATACTCAGCTGCGGCTGTTTCAGCACCTACGGCATCTATTTGCTTTGTTGCAAACTCAGCAAAGGTACCGCCGTGCCTTTCTTGATCGTAATTCTTTTTAGCTGTTACGCCGTCAAACTGTGGCTTGTACAGCTTTGCCCTAGCTATGCCTGTGTCTATAGCTGTATTAGCTTGTACAACGTCTAACACGACTTTAAACATTATCGGCACTCTTTACAAAACCATATTAGGTTTTCTTTACTGTGGCTTTTTTGATAGCCAAAAGGATCTAGCTGGCTAATCTTGTTGCACCTGTCGCACGTCTCTACTTTGTACTCAGCTATGACCTCACCGTTTTTTAGTAACTTGCCTGTCATAGCTTGTAGGTTGATGATCTCTGAGTAATCGCTCATACTTGGGGTTTCCAATCGCCCGCGCTTGTAAATACGTACCAAAGCGGCTCACATTGGCTTGCTTTGCTCTTTTCTACACAGCTGTAATTGGCCCAGGCTTTACCTGTTTTAGCACTTGTACCCTCACGCCATACGCGGGCGCCGTGTCGGCACTCAGGCTTAGGGTCTAGCACCGTGGCATTTAGCTCGTTAGCTACGTTTTGTATAGCTGTGGCAATTGAGTTTGTAGCCCAAAGGTCATCTGTAATAGGTGCTACAGCTTTAGCACTTAACGCCTCTACCTTTTGCATATCCTCTTTTGTGCTACGTGCAATACCGCCAGGTGTCAGCAACCCTAAAACGCGGCCATATGCTGAGGTCACACAGTTTTCTACCCAAAAATGCAGGTTTACGCCTCGGTCTGATCTAACCTCTAAGGCGTAATCAACAGCGCTAGGCTTTTCGTCATCGTAATTACGGTAGGCCTCAGCTCTTACCAATATATAACCTTTTGTTATGTCTATGTCCTCAATATAAGCAACCAAGCGCATTGTTGGAAACTCTGAGCGAGCGCGAATAATCCTGGCGTTTACGTCCTCGTAGCCCTCTAAAAAATTAGTCATTTGATTAGCTCAGCATCGCGTAGCGCCTTTGCAATATTGCGCCCTCTTACAAAGCCCTCACCGTGGCCGTGTTTAAAGCCTATTGAGTAGCCAATAACCATAAACAAAAAGCCCATACCGCAGGCTCCTAAACCAATCAAAATATCTAAACTATTCATATATCTGCCCTTTGTTAAGGCCGATCAAGCTACTAACCGAGTAGCCCTCTCAGCGTGTAACAAAAGTATGGGGCTAAGCACCGACAAAAGGCAACACGACACGCCTAGCGGGCTAATCTATCCTCTAACAGCATTTGGTAAATCTTATCTACGCGGCTTTCTATACGATCAACGCGCCCCCTGAGGTTGTGCCCGCCGTTTCCGTCAGGGCGTAACTCTGATAGGTAGTACTTAACAAGGTGGCGTATAAGCCCAGCTCCTAGCCCCAAAATAGTACAGCTGCCTAAAGCTATACCAACTAAAAGCTGGGCCTGTTCCATTACTTAGCGCCTATGCCTAATTGCTTTTCGGACGGCTGTATAGCCTTTAGTAGTGGCCCAATTAGGCCAGCTAAAAAGGCATTAGCTAGTACTTTAGGGTCTGAGATACCTGATATATACAGGGCACCCACACACGACAAAGCCGCACGTAAGTACGACAGCGCCGCTGCCTTTAGTTGCTCTTTCATTGTCTTGCTCCTTTAATGCCCCTTAGTTGATCTGTTTGAGTACAAACACCGTATTAGTACCTGATGCAACAATTCCGTATAAGCCCTCATTGTCA